CGACATCCATACAACAAACCAGAAGGCGGCAGGTCTCGACACAAGAGACCAAGCCAAAACCTTCATCTACGCCCTCTTGTATGGAGCCGGAGACACCAAGATCGGATCCATCATCGATAAAGGTGCCAAAGAAGGAAAGCTCCTAAAAGAGCGTTTCATGGAAGCACTACCAGCCTTTAGGACACTTAAGAAGGCTGTAGAGCAAGCGTCAAAGCGTGGGTTTATCAAAGGCCTCGATGGTCGCCAGGTAAAGGTGAGAAGCGCACATGCTGCCCTTAACACCCTCCTGCAAAGTGCGGGTGGCCTGATCTGTAAGAAGTGGTTGTGCCTGGTTGATCAAGAGATCAAAGCCCAGGGCATCGATGCACAGATCATCGCTTGGGTCCATGACGAACTCCAAATCTCAGTCAAGAAAGGAAGCGAACAGGATGTCTGTGATATCGCTAGAAGAAGCGCGGAAAAAGCTGGAGAAAGCTTTGGATTCCGCATCCCAGTCGGGGCCGATGCAACCATCGGGGGAACTTGGGCAGATACCCACTGATCCAGGATCTGATGGTAGTGCCGAAGAGGGCCTGATGAAGATGTACCAAGTGTGTAGGGAAGCCTGGCACAAGGGCTTCAAATGTAAATCTAAGTTCGCAAGGGATAACGCAGAGGTGGTCGCTATATGTGCCACTGAGGGCCTTATCACAACTGAGATCGTCTTAGGCGTCTGGGGTAACACCTGGATGGTCAACGACCAGGGTGCAGCTTTTATGTCGGAGATTGAACATGATTTTGGTTGATGCGGATATCTTACTTTACCAAGCATGTAGCGCAGCTGAAGAGGAAACAGACTGGGGTGACGATGTATGGTCGTTAACTACAGACCTCAAAGAAGCTAAGGCCATGTTCCAAGACCGTTTAGCGTTTATTGAAGAGCGTCTGAACAGCCATAAGGTCACTTTGTGTATCTCAGATAAAGTGAACTTCCGAAAGACCGTCTACCCCAACTACAAATCCAACAGGAAGAAGACCAGGAAGCCCCTGGGATACCCTGCCATGGTTGAGTGGGCCAGGGGTAAGTATGATTGCATCACGCTGCCAGGCCTCGAGGCTGATGACGTCCTGGGCATCTTCGCTACGATGCCGCCTAACAAGGCCCAGGCAATCATGGTCAGTGATGACAAGGATCTAAGGACAATCCCGGGCAGACTATACCGGCCTATGTCCGATGAGCTTATGACCATCACTGAGGCTGAGGCTGACTACAACTTCCTTATGCAAACCCTGACCGGCGACACGACTGACGGTTACCCAGGCCTCAAAGGTTATGGGCCTAAGACAGCTGAGAAGCTCCTAGGCAGCCGCCCTGCATGGTCTCTGGTCGAACAGGCCTACATCAAAGCCGGGCAGACACGTGAAGACGCCCTGGTCCAGGCAAGGCTTGCCAGGATCCTTAGGTGGACTGACTGGGACGCCCAGGACTTTAAGCCAATCCTATTTACTGGGGAGACCAAAAGTCATGAAGCGGCATGAGCAATGGATGAAAGACAAGGTCAATGAGATCCAGGACATGGTCAACAACCCACCCCACTACACCCACGGTGACATCGAGTGCATCGATGCTATCCGGGCTGCGCTGGGGCCAGAAGGGTTCAAGGCTTTCTGTCGGGGCAACGTCATCAAATACAACTGGCGATGTGACCATAAGAACGGTGTCCAGGATATCGAAAAGGCACGTTGGTATTTAACAAAAGTAATCGAAGAAGAACAGAGAAAGACAGAGAAATGAACAGTATGATCAGTAACCACCACTATGGCCCATCCTTACCTCTGTCTGATGAGATAGACGCGCAGAAGTATAGGCAGACAGGGGAGGACTTCTATTCCAAAGTAGTACGTATTGCAGATAGTCTCAAAGACAGCGCAGAACACTTTGAAGACTTCAAGGATGCGTTAAGACACATGCGCTTCTTACCCGCCGGTCGCGTCCAGAACGCCATGGGTGCCGCCCGGCAAACTACGGCATACAATTGCTTTGTCTCCGGTATTATTGAAGACAGTATGGACAGCATCATGGAACGTGCTACAGCCGCCGCTGAGACCATGAGACGCGGCGGTGGTATTGGATATGACTTCTCCAAGCTAAGGCCACGTGGTGAGCTAATTAAGAGCCTACAGAGCCGCTCTAGTGGCCCTGTGAGCTTCATGGGTATCTTCGATGCTGTATGTCAGACAATCGCCTCCAGCGGTCACCGTAGAGGCGCACAAATGGCCGTTTTAAGGTGCGATCACCCCGATATCGAACAGTTTATCACCGCAAAGCATGACAGTACGTCACTGACAGGTTTTAACATCAGTGTCGGTGTGACTGATGAGTTTATGAGATGCCTAGAGAATAAGACACCATTCCAACTTAAGTTTGATGGTAAAGTGTATTCAGAAGTGGACCCAGTAGCTCTTTGGGACATGATTATGAGAAGCACCTGGGACTGGGCTGAGCCTGGTGTCTTGTTTATCGACCAAATCAACAACATGAATAACCTATGGTACTGCGAGGATATCGCAGCAACTAATCCGTGTGGTACGAGATAATGTTTGCCTCACGTTAAAAACTTCTTCTGATTGACTTGGAACCGTTCACAGCGGGACAGGGGGCAAGCGTAATGGCAGCCTGAGAGACTAAGCGAAGAAGACGCTGAAAGGCGTAAGCGATAGTCCAGCTTTCACTTCACTTAATACTGTGAATAGAAGTGAGAGAGGAACAACCACTACCACCTCAGGGTGCGTGTTTGCTAGGTAGCTTCAACCTGGTTAAATACATTGAGAACACTGAGTTCAACCTGGATCAATACAAACGTGATATTCACACGGTTGTCCGGGCCATGGATAATGTGATCGATAGAACCATCTACCCACTACCTGAACAGCAAGCAGAAGCTAAGGCAAAGCGGCGTATGGGCCTTGGTGTTACTGCCATGGCTAACGCAGGTGAAATGCTGGGCCTACCATACGCATCAGCGCAGTTTAATGACTTCGCCAGGTTGGCCCTAGAAACGCTCAGGAACGAGGCCTACAGCTGTTCAGCTGATCTAGCAGCAGAGAAGGGGTCATTCCCTCTGTATGACGCTGAGAAGTACAACCAGGGTAAGTTCATCAAGACGTTACCAAAGCGTGTCCGGGATAAGATCAAAGAGAACGGTATTCGTAATAGTCACCTAACGTCTATTGCACCAACCGGGACCATCAGCCTTACCGCTGACAACGTAAGCTCAGGTATCGAGCCACCATTCAGTCTTTACTATGACCGGACGATCCAACAGTTCGATGGTCACCAGATCGAGCGTGTCGAAGACTACGCATACCGCCAAGGTATCGCAGGTCGGACAGCTAATGAGATCAGTGCAGATGAGCATGTGAATGTCTTGATCCTATCATCACAGTATGTGGATTCAGCAGTCTCGAAGACATGTAACGTGGGTGACAACGTAACCTATGACGAGTTCAAAGAGCTATATGTAAAAGCCTGGCGTGGTGGCTGTAAAGGGATCACGACCTTTAGGCAATCTGGCAAAAGATATGGAATCTTGAATGAAGTCAAACCTAAGGCAGATGAGCAACCTAAAGCTGAGGCTTGCTTCATCGACCCAGCAACAGGAGCTAAGTCATGCGAATAGTTATTGATGATATCGTTCCTAGTCATAGCGATATCTTGCGTGACTTAGCCCTGCTTGAGATCCCTGAGAAGGATGGATATGGACGTGAGATCAAACCTAACAAGTCAGCCCGGGGTCAACCTCACTGGGCTGATGTCTATAGGTTTAGACAAGACCAACAACTACGATCCACACTCAGGACCAGCCATGCGAAGTATGACTGACGCCAGTAAGTGTGACACATGCCAGGTCAACGATGCGTACTATTTTACAGGTGGTGTCTACACATGTGCGCCATGTGCCATCGAGGCCATCAAAGCAAAGCTTCCACCTGAGTATAGGAACAGGTCATTGTATGACGTGTCAGGTGGTCGTAGACCTAAGGACTAAAGTGTACCCAAGGGCTACCCCCGGGTATACTGGAACGCGTAAGAAACTAAGGGTGATTACCAGGGGTGCCTCCAGTATATAGCGACACATCAAGGTGTCTTGGAGTGCAACCCCTGATAACCAAAGTCTGTATAGTCACTTATAGTTAATTAGTCCACCCTAAGGAGCTACGGAATTACCCCGGGTATTACTTGTGTATACCTCAGATAACATAGCCCAACTTAAGTCAACTTAAGTCAGCTAAAGCTGATGCCAGTTCACATTGGTCAACACTGGTCAATCATTGGTCAATCATTGGTCAATCATTGGTTGGCTTAGGTTGGCTTTAGTTGACTTAGGTTACACGTCCCGATTTGTTCTTTAAAGAAACGACCCCCATCCGCTTAATATTCAGAAGGGCAACTAATGCCTAATGTCTGATGTGTGACCATGCATCGTTTTGTCATCTGATACCTTATCAGATTACACCAGTATCTAACGATATCAGTAGCTTACCAGGGTGACCAGGCAATTAGGGTCCCATACCAGGGCTTTCAGGCCCCCATGGGCATATGAATAACATCAATTTCAAAAACAAGGACTAAAGGTTTTGTTGTTGTTGTTGTTGTCCGTCTTTTACTTGCAGGGGTTATCTCCAGAAAACCAAAGGAACCGTCATGGCCTTAGAAACCGCCACCTACATTAATGGCTTAGTTGTCACTAATCCTGTCGCAACCGATGGTCTGGCCCAGGCTGACGACCACATGCGTCTAATCAAGTCTACCATCAAGTCTACATTCCCTAGTATAACCGGTGCAGTCACAACCACTCAGACGGAGCTAAATGTCCTTGATGGCATCACTAGCTCTACAGCGGAACTGAATATCTTAGATGGTGTAACATCTACAACAGCTGAACTAAACATCCTCGATGGTGTCACAGCGACAACCACAGAGATCAACTACCTCTCAGGAATCACTGGTAACATCCAGTCCCAGATCGGTGGTATCTCTACCGCGCTGGTAAACGATACGACCCCGCAGCTTGCAGGGACACTGGACACCAATGGACAGGCGATTGCTTTCGGCAACTGGACTATCAGTATTGATGGTTCAAACAACCTGTCGTTTGCCTACGCTGGCGATGTGAAGCTACGGATTACAGCAGCGGGTGCGTTAGACGTAGAAGATGACATCACAGCTTTTAGTGGTATCTAGTCATGGCTATCGCAAGAACAGGGGCAATTAGTTTCTCCGACTTACAATCAGAGTTTGGAGGTAGTCATCCAATCAGCTTTAGTGAATATGCAGATGGTGCAGGGCTGGTCACCGCTGGGTATTCCTACGGTAACTACGGCACAGGCATCTCAGGAATGTCGTTGCCTAATTACCCTGCTGGTATCGGTTACAGACGTCTTGCCCACTATAGGGCGGCTGATGTAGCCAACGTATACACAACGCAATACAGTGGTGGCACAAGCCCAGTTAAGACAGCATGGTCTAACCCAGTATCCGCTTCATTCAGTGTCTCAACCTACCTCGGCACTCTAGCCGCTGGTGACACCTTTCTTGTATGCTCTAGGGCAACGAGTGGCTGGCCTTCCGGCTGGTCGTATGGCGGTTATGACACCGTAAACCTAGCGTGTACCTTCGGCACATCCACATCCCTTACAGCCCCTCAGTACGGCTCTAAGCAGTTTCGTATCTACTGCTCATATGATGGCAATAACACGGTCACAGTCGGTGGATACTACAGCGGCAGCAGCACAGGCTTCACCTTCGGTCAGGCGGCTCTCCAAGGCATCGTGAGGACAAACTAATGGTAATCGAGACAGTCAACCTAGTCATGGACACTGACGACACCGTAGCCCTCTTTGAAATCAACAAGACCGCTGAGAACCAAAATGAACCATATGAGGTCGTCATGAATTACGAGGGCAACCCTCAGTTGGCTGAAGTCCACCAGTGGCTTGTGTCTACACACCAAGCAATACCGGCTTACAGCAGTCTCACAGATTAGAAAAGGGAGAACCTTATATGGCTATACTCCCTATCAGAGAGCTAGGTAGCACAGGTGTCATCAGTGACGTCAGTAGCTACAACATCCCAATCAACGCATTTAACCATGGTTTCAACGTGCGTTTCGATGAAGGCAAGGTTCTACGTGCGCCTATCTTTCGTAACATCAAAGACACCCTAGGTTTCTCTCCAAGATTTACCTATGGCATCGTGCCAGCGAATGGTTTCGACACGGTATTGATGGCGTCGGATGCATGGGCCATCTATGAATATGGGGTTGGCACAGTCACCAACAGAAGTGGTTCCATCACAGGCTCATCAGACCCACGGCCTTACACAGGCACTTCTCTTGCTGACGTATCCTACGTTAACCGTCCAGACCGCGTACCAGTCTACCGGGGACCGTCTGGTACTAACTTTGCTGACCTACCTAACTGGGATGCCTCATGGCGTTGTAGTTCACTAAGGTCATTTGGTGACTTCCTGATTGGCCTCAACATGAGTGAGGGGGCTAATTCGTTTCCTTCCCGGGTGAGGTGGTCGGACCTAACCTTAGCAAACCAATACCCAGGATCTTGGGATGCCACCGACCCTACAGTCTCCGCTGGTTTCAATGACCTGGTGCAGACCAAGACTGAGATCATCGATGGTGAAACCTTAGGATCTAACTTTGTTATCTATTCCAATGACCAGGTTTGGCTGATGGAATACGTTGGCGGCACGTTTATCTTTAACTTCCGCAAGCTATTCACAGATGTTGGCATCATCAACCAGAACTGCGTTGTCGAGGTCGAAGGTAAACATTACGTCTTCGATGCCTTCGATATATACATGCACGATGGCACATCAAAACAAAGTATCTGTGATGAGCGTGTGAAGAACTTCGTGTTCTCAACCTTAAACAACCAGGCGTCCGATGTTTGCTATGTTCAACATAATCCAACTTTGAACGAAATCTACTTCTGTTACCAGTCCGGTGATCAATTCGTTAACTTCCCTAACGCTGAAAGATGTAACCGGGCAGCTGTATATAATTACCGTAACAACACATGGTCTTTCATGGACCTGCCAAACACTAGTTCCGGGACAATTGCTAACGTCAACTCTGTAGCAACCTATAACCCCAGTACCGGAACCTATGCCCTCACTGGTGGTACTTACTACCAGCAGCAAGATAGCTTCGCCAGGCATACC